TAGAAGCTAGACAAAACGATTATAAGGATGAAGTAGTTTTAGTGATACTCACATTGCCAATCTTGGTGTTAGCTTATGGTGTATTCTCAGATGATGCAGCAGCTATGGAAAAAATAAATTTATTTTTTGAGCATTTTCAAAACCTTCCCGGATGGTTCACAAATCTTTGGATTTTAGTTGTGGCTAGTATTTTTGGTATAAAAGGCACACAAATATTTCGTAATGGTAAAAAATAGTTTTGTTCAGCAATATAAAAAAAAAGTAACACACTTATCACAACAAGGATATGGCAAAAAAAAAGTTCAATCTCGAAAAGCTAGAACACGAAAGAATACCAAAAAAAACTAGCATAGGTCGTAGACCTAAGATGAGCAGTATGAATAAGCATAAAAAGCGATCATACAAACCTAAGAATAGAGGTGGAATGTAGTTTAAAACATGATATATCAAATCAAGGAGATAATATTATGGAAAAATTTATTGAGACAGTAAAACATTACTGGACAGATCATAAATTAATTGCTGGTATTGTTATAGCTGCAATTATAGTTGCAATTATTTGGTAATGAAAATTAGCGAAAGCACTTCAGTAAGTATGCCAATCAAAAATATGTTGGCAATCGTAGCTGGTGTTATTGCTGGTGTAATTGGCTATACAGAACTTACAGGTAGATTGACTTCATTGGAAACAAGTCGTGAGCTTATGCTTAACGATCTGCTCAAAGCGAGTGATCAGAAACCAATCGACCAAGAGCAGTTCTTGATCCAAGAATCTCTAGCATCTGATCTTGAAAAGACTATTACTAGAGTAGATGAGATGATGCACAATGGAGTTAATATTCAAAGAATGATAAAGGATATTGACAGACTTCGTGCAGATGTAGAAAAATTAAAGGATAAGGTAAGAGAAAATGGAAGTGGTTATAGCTCTGATGATGTATCTAGGTAATCCACCAGAATTAAAAGAACATTTATTAATGCCTTCAATATCTGAGTGTTTAAAAAAAAAGAGAATTGCTACTAGAAATAATGGTAGCGATAGATTAATTTATCAATGCACAAAAGTAAAAGCTGTAGTGGAAGATGGTAAAATAATTAGTATATCAAAGAGTGATTAATGAGCAGAAGAGATAAGCAACCACCAAAAACCAAAAAGTATTTTAGGTCCACAAAGTCTGGTGCTGGTATGACCAAAGCTGGTGTTGCAAGATACAGAAGAGAAAATCCCGGATCAAAATTAAAAACTGCTGTCACTAAAAAAACAGGTTTGACAGCAAGAGAGAAAGCTAGAAGAAAATCTTTTTGTGCGAGATCAGCAGGTCAAATGAAAAGATTTCCGAAAGCTGCAAAGAATCCAAACTCAAGACTAAGACAAGCAAGAAGAAGATGGAGATGTTAGTGTGCCTAAAAAGACTTGGAACAAATCAAAAGATAGAGTCTTTATCTGTGGCTACTGTAACTATTGCCATAAAGAATTGTTGAATAATGAGGGTGGATGGATTATAAATGCAGAAAAGAAACACTATTGTCACGATGGTCGTGATGGAAGTTGTTTCGATAAATATATAAAGGAGAAACAATATGCCGGGTTACTATGGAAAAAAAATGAAGAAACCAATGAACAAGAAAAACAAGATGGACAAGAAGAAAAAAAATATGAAAATGAAAGTGAGTAAAAGATAATGCTGGAAAAGGCTAAAAAGAAATACTCAAAGAAACAAATGAAGATAGCTCGTGTTGCAGAACCTAGAGATAAGATCACAGGAGCTGACTTTGCAAAGTTAAGAAAAAATAAAAAAAGAAGGTTAGCATGACAACTAAATCAGTAAAAGCACCAAAGGGTTTTCATTGGATGAAAAAAGGTTCAACTTTTAAACTTATGAAAGGCGATTACAAACCACACAAAGGTGCTGTAAAGATGGCAAAGTTTACAGTACAAAAAAGACATGGCTAAACTTTGTGCCAAAGGTAAAGCTGCTGCTAAACGAAAGTTTAGAGTATATCCATCAGCTTATGCAAATATGTACGCTGCTGGTGTATGTAGTGGTAGAATAAAACCTAAAGGTACAAGAAAAAAAAGAAAGTAATGTCAAAAGGTTTAAGGTCTTGGGTAAGAGCTAACTGGGTTGACATTGCCAATCCCAAAAAGGGTGGCGGCTTTCCAAAGTGCGGTAGAAGTAAGGGTGAAAAGAGAAGAAACTATCCCAAGTGTGTTCCTGCTGCAAAAGCTAGAGCCATGACAGCAAGTCAAAGAAGAGCTGCTGTATCAAGAAAACAAAAAGCTGAAAAAAGAACAAGAACAAATAAAAGACCAAACTATGCTAGGACTTAATTAGTTCATCAAACTCTTGCCACATTGTTTGATCCTGACCCCAATATCTTTCACCATTATATTTCATCTGTATTGAATATAAAACTGTGGTGTGATCTTGACCAAATATTCTACCTATATCTGTAAGTGACATCTTATATTTTTCTGCAAGTATATTATGTATGATGTTTCTAGCTCGAACAAAGTCTTTGGTCCTTTGTTTACCAACTAAATCTTTTTTACTTAGCTCATACTTCAAACAAACTTTATTTAACAAATCATCAATAACAGACTTTGGTGGGTTGCCTAGTTGATGACCAATTATTTTTTTTGGCTTTGACATTCTTTCAACAACATCAGCTTTAGTTGATAGTGCTAGTAGATAACCTTCTTTGAAGCCACCCTTGTATAGTTTTACTTCTTGATCATTCAACAAATGAAATGCTTTCTTGTATTGCTTGATAAAATTATTGTTGCCTTTTTTATTTAAGTATTGATCGAATATATCGTTTATTAGAGACATAGTATCCCTGATCCTTTCTTTGTTTTTTTATATATTGTTGATGATTATGCCATCAACTGTTCTCTAGCTCTTTCGACTTTCATTATTAATCTAAAACTATCTTTCTTCAATTTGATAGCTTTATCTCTAGTTGCAAGATATGCTTCATGTTTCTTGTTTTGAAGGTCTTGCAGCTTTTGAAGTCTTTGTCTCAGCTTTTCCATCCTTCTCCTTTTTCACTTTGGTAAAGTCTAATTTTATTCCTGTGACTTTACATTCTACAAGCTCCCCTTGTGCGTTTGGGTTTGCAGCCTTTTCAACATCATCAAATCTTTCAGACAATAAAAAATTTGCCTCGCCTGATTTAATTCTGATATATTTAGTCATTTTTATCCTTTTTGTCTATAGTTAATTTATGCAGTTCTTTCGCCATTTTTGCATAAATTATTAGATCATCATAGTTATCTGACTTATATTTCTTGGTAGTTCTATATAGTTTTAAACCCATCATTAGCTTTGCAACTTCATGCGGATCAATATCATCTTTGAGTTTGTCGTGTAGTATCACATTGAATATAACAGAAATAAGTCTAAAATTTTCCTTATAGTCGCCATATTCTGCCTCACGACTTTCCATAATTTTTTTTAGTATCTGATCGTTCAAATCTATTGTTGCCATAATATAGGGGTGGCGGGGAAAACAACTAAAAAGAAAGCCAGAAAGGATTGGCTAAAAAAGAAAACCCCGCCACATGTTACAAAAGTATATATAAATTATTAATACCTTCGTGGTTTATTAGTAGCATAAGAACTAGGCTTTGCAAAATCCTTTTTATATGCAAAGTTTGGTGTTCCTCCGCCTCCTCCTTGTGATTGTTTTGAACTATTAGATGGCACTAACCTTACTGTTAATCCACCTGTAGGCTGATCATTTTCATCAGTAGTATCAAAACCTGCTGGATCATACCAAGTGTCTCCTATCTTTACACCTAGTTTCCATTTCTTACCTTCTGGTGATTTTGGATTTATAGGTGCTACCCAACTTGGGTGATTCGCTGCTGCTCTCTCTTCATTAGGGATCAGCTTTATATATATGTTATCCATATATTACTCCTTGTGTGTTTAATTTAATCTCTTGAGTTTCATACAAGTCAGTTATCTGCCTGTATTCTCTTTGAGACATTTTATTAGAATCAAATAGTTCGGGATATTCCTTTCTAAATTTCCTCAAAGCGAAGATGTCATTTATACCTTTGACATGCTTTCTTATTTGATCCATATCGAGCTGCATATCCAACTCAATATTCCTTTTTCCATTTGTCTTTGGAATCTTTTGTGCAAATTCTCTCTTCAAACTTTCGACATATTTGCTGTCATCAAACATGCCTAAGAATACATCTGCACTCATACCTAGATGACTAAATGCTTTTGTCATTGCATCTGTCATAGCTTTCTTTGGTGCTTCATCATCTAAGCTACCATTCTTTTTAGATAAGTTTTGTACTGAACATACTGGTCCATATTCATACCATTTGCTATCTAAATAATATTTTATAGATACTTCAGCAAACACCAAACCATCTAAATATTTATATTCTACAGTATATTTCCAACCTTTACCTACTGGACCAAACATACTGGTCATCATCTGTATTTGATATTGTGGATCAACTGTTGTCAACTCCTTGCCAAACTTACCGAATGGCTTTGTATATTTGGGATCAGTTTTTTTTAACTTATCCCATATCTGCATTTTATTATTTTGCATCTAACCCCCATAGTTGTTTTATCTTTTGTTTTTGTTGTTGTATTAAATCCCTATAATAAAAAGGATGATTTAATTCTGGTGGTTCTGCAAAGTGTGCTAATTTATTTAGATCACCTTTACAGAATATAATTAGTTG